TCCTCGCGGATGGTGTTGCCGACGTAGCACTTGGTTGTAGCGCGTACCTTCATTGAGGGATCCTCCTTCGGATCAGGTGACTGTGAAGCCAGAGCCGTAGAACTTCTTGCTGTCAGCGATGTCGGTGACGACATCGGCGAAGATCGTGCCCGAGCCCGTCCACGCCGTCGCGTTGTTGGTGTAGCGGACGCCAAGGTAGCGGGCGCCAGGGGTTCCCAACTGCGGGTTGATGCGCATGACGTACTGCTGGCCTGCAATCATGCCCGTGTACGCCAACGACGTGGTGCCCAGCACGGTGATGGTGCCTCCACCATCGGTTGCGCTCGTGGAGATGGTGACTTCTGCGGTTGTCACCGATCCCGCCGCGCCCGTCGGCAGGGTGCCGATGGTGAGCACGACGTAGAGGTCTTCGCCTTCGCCGATGTCGCGGTTCTGCGAAGTGGTGGTACCGCCCGAGACGTTGGTTCCAGATGAGAGGTCAACGACGTTCGTTGAGTACCACACGCCGCTTACGGTGTTGGTGTATGCCTGCCCTGCGGTCGCAGTGCCCGAAAGGCGGAGATTGTTGTCGGAAATCATGTGTGCGTGTTCCCTTCTTGTCGTCTATCAGGAGACGACTGCTTCGGTGTTGAGGATGGAATCGACGCGACGGAGCGGCACGCCGAGGAACGACAGCCACGAGTACGGAGTGCCGAACTGCGACAGGCCTTCGTTGACCTTGAGGACGTACTGGCTCTTGTCGAGAGCCATGACGCTCAGGCCGCTGTGGACGGTGCGGTTCATGTAGAAGCACGCACGACCCATGCTCATGTTCGGGATGCGGTAGAGAGCGCGCGCCATCAACTTGATGAGCGCGGTGCTCGCGGTGGACGCCTGAGCGCCCGACTGACCAAGCAGCAGGGTCGGCTCGATGTTGCAGACGCGAACGACGTAACGCCAATCCTTGACGACGAGACCGTTCTTCCACTGGTAGCGGGTCGCGTACGCCTGAAGACGGGTGCCGTCCGAGTTGTACACGGTCTGCTCGCCGAGATCCTCGTGGATGAGACCAGCCTTGCTGCCCTTCGGGAACGGGCAGTAGACGGTGTTGTCGCCCCACACGACGAGGTAGACCGAGGTCTGCGACGTGGCCGTCGCGCCGCCTGCGCTGATGACGTTCTGCGAGTTGCCCGCGCCGCTGAGAGCGCCGTAGCGCGTCGCAAGGCCGAGGTACTGCTTGGCGTCGGTGGCGGGGTTGCCGTAGAACATCGTGTTTGCCTGCGTCTGGTTCATCGCCTCAAGGAAGGCGGTGTCCTCGGACAGGCGGAACTGAGCGGTGTTGCCGTTCAGCATCGCGAGATCCTTGTCAACCTCGGAGCGGGCTTCGAGGATGCCGCAAGCCTCATCGACCTGCGCGGTCGTGGACTTGCTGCTCGGGATGCCCTGGTTGAGCGCGCGCCAGTACACGGTCGGAAGACCCGTACGGATGACGACGCGCTCGCCCGTCGGCAGGTTGCCTTCCTTGAAGACGGCGTCCTCAAGGATCTCGTTGGACTGCGAGAGGAGTTCGGCGACGATCGGGATGCGACCGTCTGGATCGGTGCGCTTCGCCCAATCGGCGAGCGTCAGGTTGTTGGTTGAAAGTGCGGTTGCCATTCTGATTCTGTCCTTGTGCTAGTGGTTCTAAATCAAGACGAATACAAGGCCGCTGCGGCGGAGTTGAAGTCCTTGGGCGCGCCCTTCGACGCGGTTGTGCCCGTGGACGACCCGACGTAGCGGTCTTCCGAAATCGACTGACCTGCGCGGAACATGAACCGAACGAGTTCGGGATGGTTCCCCAGGCCAGACTCGTTGAGCAGGGTGCGCAGTTCGGGGGTGCCAAACGAGTCGAGCGCCCTCCGAGCGACGGTCAGGTTCTCGGTGAGTTTCTCACCACCGAACTCCTTGTCCGCCTTCGATGCCTCCGTCCACTGCGAACGGAACGCTTCGAGTTGTGCGGCTTGACGCTCGGCCATCTTCGGCGCGACTCGGTCAAGCACCTTCTGCGCGGCTTCCTGCGACAGGTTGAGTTCCTTGGCGACTTCCGAGAATGAAGTGATCACCTCGGCGTCGAACTGGCGCCCTTCGGGAGCCTTGAACTCGTACTTCTCGGGAGCGCCGTTCGGCGTCTCCGTCTTGTTGCCGTTGGACTCCGCAGTGCGCGCGGCATCCGCCGTCGCCTGCGTCTGGTCGCTCGAAGCCTTCTGCTGATCGCCGTACAACGCCTCGGCCGTCGCCGCGGGTATGCCCGACATTGGACTAGATGGGTTGCCGCTTGTGATTGGCGCGGCTTCACTCATCGTTGTTGGTTCGTTCACTGGTCGCTTCCTTCATCATGGTTGGATACTGCTCGGGGCAGAGCGCATGGACCATCGCGAGCGTGCGGAGCCCGTAGTTCCTGTTGCCTTCCGCGAATGCCATCTGCATCGCGTTGGCGTTGAACGACGAGCGGAACACGCCGCTCTGGTCCAGCAGGCGCCACACGATGCGGCGCCCGCGCTTGTTTCCCATCAGCCATCTCACGTCCGATTCCTCCGACTCGCGGAACAGCCGCGCCTGCATGTCCTTGTCGGACTTGCCGCGCTCCTGCGCCTTGATGTCGAGGGGATCGTAGTTGCTCATGTCATTCGCAGGCAATGTCGTAGTACTCGTAGCCGAGCCATTCGTTGGCCGTCGCGATGGTCGCGGTCAGCACGATGTTCTGCGCAGCAGAGTAGTTCGTAGTCAGGGTCGTGAACGCGTTCGGAGAGGAACCATGTCCCGTCGCCGCCTGCGCAGAAGTGACAAGCGTTCCCGTTCCGTTGGGAATCAGAACCTTGTTCAACTGGATGGAGCCTGCGCCCGTGATGTTGCCCGTGCTCAGGAACGTCTGTCCCGATCCATAGGTCGCGACGAAGGTCTTGTTGTTCGCGCTGTTCGACAGCGTGTACAGCACGCTCACTTCCATTCGGCCCAACTGCGTGACCGAGCCCGCTGGAACGGGAATGGTCGCAAGCGTGAACGTGCCGCCCGCAAGGGTCACGGTCGGAGTGCCGTAGTACAGCGTCGCGGTGTGCGCGCCAGTACCCGCATCGGTGAACACGATCGGAGTGCCGCCCGCGGACGTGGCGATCTGCAAGGTGTTTGCATCGACCACCTTCACGACGTAGTAGGTCGTGGCAAGCGCCAACGGAGACGGCAGCGTGGTCGCCGTGGTGAAACGGATCTGATCGCCGACCGAACGGCCATGCGAGGTCCACGTCAGCGACGACGTGATCGGATACATGGTGAACGTGCCCGAACCGTTGTCGCCCGTGGCGGTCGTCTGATACACGTCGGCGCCGTTGTACTGCACGGTCGAGATCGTGAACTCGCTTGTCGAAAGCACCCTGTTGACGTAGTAGGTCGTGCTTGCGGCAAGCGGAGACGGAAGCGACGTACCTGCCGTGAACCGAAGCGCCGCGCCAGGAGTGAGGCCGTGAGACGACTTCTGAACGACCATCGGCCCGCCATAGGTCGGCGACGCCGTCACCTGACCCGACACGAGGTTGTACGCGCCGAACGTCACGGTCACGCTCGTGATGCCCACGGTCACGGTGCTGCTCGCGTACGGCAGGTTCACGGTGAACAAGAGACCCGAGGTATCGGTCGGCACCGAGGTGATGGCTGCATATCCGCTCGGCGCATTGCCAGCGGACCATGTGATGTACACCGACTTGCCGACGGCGACGGCAGCCGTAAGGCCATGCGCGCCCGCGCTCGTCAGGCGCACAAGACCACCGTTGCCATCGACGGTCGGGCTGGTGAACGTCGCTGCGGGCGCAATCGCGATCAGTTCCGTCGTGGAACGAATGCTGTACGGATACAGCCGCTGGACACCCGTCGGGCCCATCACGGCGGCGATCGTGCTGGTCGTGTCTTCGACGAGGAACGGGCTGTTTGGTGCGTAGGTTCGGAGTGGCATGGTTGTGTCTCAGTACATTGCGGCGATGGTAGTCGGCGCGGAGTGGACAAGGACGGCTCGGGCCCGCACGGGGAACATCCCGACGGGCACAGCGGTGAATGCGACGACATCGTTGTTCGGCATCACGAGAGTCATGTTGCCAGCGGTGCCGACGTACAGCGAACGCGCCGTGCCGCTGAAGTACGAGTTCACGGTGAACGTGCTCGCCACCGAAAGATCGACGTACGACGTTCCCGTGACGGCGCCCGTGTCGATGTAGTGCGTGCCCGACTGCGTGCCCGTTGTAATGATCTCGCCGCCGCCAAGCGACGCCGAGATCGTGAACGTGTTTGCATCCACCACGTTGGCGACGTAGTAGGTCGTCTTCGCGGCAAGACCCGTCGGCAACGAGCCGCCCGTTCCAAACTGAACCGTCGCGCCAGACGCAAGACCGTGGCTGGTGCGCGTCACCACGCACGGGTTCGCGATCGTCACCGTGGCGGTCGGATACAACAGCGCGGCGCCGCCCGACGACGGGGTGGATGCGCTCAACGACGTGATGTCGTTGGTCGATTGGCTCTTGACGTAGTACGTCGTTCCCGACGTGATCGCCGCAGGAAGGTTGCCCGTGCTGACGAACCTGATCGCCGTGTCCACGGCGCGCCCGTGCAAGGGCCAGTTCACGTTGATCACGCCCGTCGTCAGCATGCTGAACACGACCGTCGGAAACGCGATCTCCTGCCCGCCAGCCGTCGCCGACAGCGTGTAGGTGCTCGAACTCAGCACGCGCTTGACGAAGTACGTCGTCGCGTTCGCGAGGTTCAAGGGCGCCGAACCCGTCGCCACCGTGAACCGAATCGGATCGCCGACGGAACGGCCGTGTCCCGACTGCGTGATAGCCATCGTCGTAGCCAGCGGCACCGTCACGCTCGGCGACGACGCCAACTCGCTGAAGTCGTAATCGACCATCGAGGACGAAAGGGAAAGTGATGCAGGTACGGCCATCGTTTGATCCTCAGTACAGCGCCACGAGAGTGCCCGACGCGGCGACCGTCACCTTCGTCGCCCGCACGGGAAGGATTCCGATCGGCACCGCCTTGAACAGGACCGAGTCGCCGTTCTGCATCAGCACCGTGATGTCCTGCGCCGCGGTCCCGTTGTAGATCGCGCGGCTCACGCCCGCGAACGCCGTGTTCACCGTGATGGGCTCGGCCCAGGTGTAGTTCACGATCGTGTCCGAGACGGAAATGCCAGTGGGAACAGCCATCAGGAGAGCCTCGTCAACTTGTACAGCGCGCCCGAGAGGATCGTGGCGATGCCGTCAACCTCGTTCTGGATGTGGGACTCGGTGCCCATCGCGCCGCGCGCAGTCTCGACGTACTCGTACAGCGCCTTCACCTCGGCGACGCAGTCGGGGTTCATCGTCACCGTGCCGCCCTTGAACACGAGCGGCGTGCCCGTGCATCCGATGTACGCCTCGGCCAACTTGTCCGTCGCCTCGGTCAGGTCGTCGTACACGCCGAGCGCCATGTGCCTCGCGAACGAGCCCGCGCCCGTCACCATCAGGTGGTGCATGTGGATCGCGGTCGCGCCGTTCAGCAGGCGCGCGATGAACTCGCTCGCCGCGGACGCGTCGCCCGTGTCGGAGTCGTAGAGCAGGGATGCCATCGGTGACTTCGAGGGGATCATCGTCAAATCTCCACGGGGCTAGGGGAGCCGTACCCCGAGAACTGGTTCATCATGTCGGACAGCGCGTTCGGCTGCGCGCTGCCCGTCGGTGCCTGCGCGAGGTTGCGCACCGTCTGCGAGTTCTGTTGCATCGCGGCCGCCTGCGCCTGCGCCGCCTGCGCCTTCGCGCGCGCGTCGCGCACGAGCGCGACCTGCTTGTCGGCGATGATCAGGCTCGGATCGACGCCGAGCATGTCGCTGTACGCGTCCGCCCAGTGGTCCGCGTCGAACTTGTCGAGCACGTCGGGCTTGAACTGCGCCACCGCGCCGAGGCTGCCGACGAATCGGTCGATGCCGTTCGTGCCGATCGCACGCTGCGCCTGCGCGAGCATGCTCACGAACTCGATCGACAGGTCCATGCCCTGCAACTCCTCGGGCGCAGGCGGAAGCATCCCCGCCTCAAGCATGTGCTGGAACGTGATGTCAACGAGCGGCTCAAGCAGTTCGTTGTGGAGCCGCTCGATCACGGGACCGAGCATCAGCAACTTCTCCTCGTGGCGCTCGGCGACCTCCGTCGCCGTCATCCGAGTGTCCGTCGCATTCGCCAGCATCAGGAACAGGTCGGCGTAGAAAGCGCCGCGCACGCGCTCGCGGCAGTCCTGGATGTCCATGAGCAGATGCTGAAGGTTGAGGTTCACGTCGAACGCCGTGCGGATCGGAGCCGTCGCGCCGTCCACGAACGTGATGCCGCCAGGCAGCGTGTCCACGTCGCGGTTCTTGTACGCGGTCGGCACCTGGAGCGGCGGCTTCGTCTGGTAGTCGATCACCTGCGCCTTGCGGAGTTGCTCGTGCTGCAACTGCTTCACGTCGCCGAGCGCCTCCATGCCAGGGCTGTTCCCGTAGATGTCGCCGCCGCCAACGGCCCACCGAGGGACGACGCACGGGAAGTTCCTGTAGCCCGACTCGCGCAGGAACTTGTGCGGCTCGCCGCCGACCTCGAAGTACCACGAGCCCCACGGCATGTTCTTCGAGTCCTTCTTGCGGATGTCGCGGTCAACGCGCGGCTCGATCGCATGGATGATCGGGATCCACTTGTCGAGCGTGCCGCGGTCGTACATGTGCTTGACCGTGTTCGAGCAGTTCTCGTAGCCGAACTCCTTCACGATCTCGCCGACGGTCTTCTCGAACTCGCGGTACAGCGTGCACACGCGGCCCTGGTAGTCGTGCGCGATGCAGAACTCGCCTGTCGTGACGGGATAGTGGTGGATCACGTTCTTGAAATCGGGCAGCACGATCGACGCCGCGGTGCCGAAGCAGCCGAGTTCCTCGTACATCTGATGCAGCGTGCGGTAGGTGTTCGACTTCGAGAACACCATCAGCATCCGCTTCGTCACGTCGTCAAGCCAGACCTTCACGGGCTGGTACTTGTTCAGGTCGGGATCGGGCGTCGCAAGGCGGAACCACGGGCGCGCGGGGCTCGTCGCGCCCGCCATCATGCCCGCGCCGAGCGTGCGCAGCGCGCGCGTGCCCGTGTTGTCGTAGATCGAGTTGTGGCGGCGCCAACCCTTGTCGCGGTCCTGCCGAAAGTAGCGGCCGTTGCGGGGAAGCAGGAACGTCGTCAGTTCCTGATAGTGCGCCCACCACGTCGCGCGCTCGATCTTGAGTTGACCCCAGCGCGTGTACAACTGATCGCGCCGAGGCGCGCCCTTGTACGATTGTGCGTCGCTGGTGTATTGGCTCATGCGTCAACCCCCGAGCAGCGATGTGCGGCCGAGCGCGGCCTGCGCAGGACTCGAACCCGTCGGACCCGTCAGCATCGTGCCGCTGTTGCCGCCTTCCTTCGCGGCGGCGCGCATGATCGACGCGACATCGGGCTCGCGCCTGTTCGCCATCGCCGTCGCCTGCTCGCTCTCGCGCTGCTGAGACTTCGCGGCGGCGACGGCCTCGGTCTGCGCGCGCTTCTGCTGGTCCAGCGCGTGCCCTTGCGCCGTCGAGGCCTTCTGCCCCTGATACGCCGAAACGCCAGCGCCTGCTGCGGCTGCGCCTGCTGCGATACCTGCGAATATGGTGGTCAGTGCTGGCATGGTGTTCCCTTGAGGTAGGTCATCTCGCTGCGCGTATAGCCGAGACGCGACAGCATCGTAGCGACATCAGCGCCATTGCAACCGTCAAGCGACGACATTGTCGTGACCGTCGCGCCCGACGCGCGCGCCCACTCCTCGTACGCCCGCACGAGCCGCACCGCCACCGTCGTGCCGCGCGCACGCGGCTCGACCCACCACGCTAGTTCCGCCGCCATCACCGTCCGAGGCGCGAACCACAGCGGGACCAACGCGCCGACCAGCATCGCGCACACGTCGCCGTCGCGGTCGGCCACGAACAGCGCCGTCGCATCCGACGCCAACCACGCGTGCGCCTGCGCCGACATCGACTCGTCGTCGACGATCGCACCGATCGCCGACGAATGAGGCAAGTAGTCGATGAACGCGCGACCCATCCGCACGACCGCAGGCACGTCGGCAGCCGTCGCGCGGCGCACGATGCTCACTCGCGTACCCTCGCGTAGGGGTCGTACTCGTCGCGCTCCGCCTTGCGCGTGTTGCGCGCCGTCTCGATCGCCGTGCGCTTCCGCACGGGGTACGCGAACGTCAGCGCCAACGCGTCGGCCATGTCGGGCGACGCGCCGCCTTGCAACCGCTTCTTGATGTCGTCCTTGCCCTCGAGCACCTTCCTGCCCGTAGGGTCGTACCAGTAGACGGGCGTGCTCAGTTCCGTCTTCAGCCCCACATCGTTCGGGATCGCGCCGCCCGACATGATCCACTCGCGCATCAGCCACCACATCTCGGTGCGACGGTTCACGAACTGCTCGGGCAGCATCGGCCGCCCGCCGAACGGAACCTCGACCACGTCGTAGTCAAGTTGCCGCAGGCGGTCGATCACGCCAGCGCCCGCGCCTGCGTCCACGAACACCGCGTCGGGCGCATGCTGCTCGATCAGGTTCGCGCAGCGCGCAGCCACTTCCATGTTGTCGAGCCCGCGCCACACGGTCGGCGCGTACGCCTGCAAGCCTCGGCGCATGATCAGCACGCTGCGGTCGCCGCCGAACCGCGCAGGGTCGATGCCCATGATCAGCGGCGCGTCGGCCACGTCGCGCTCGGTGTATTCTCGGCGTGCCGCGTTCTCTGCGTCGGTGAGCCCGATCAACTGGTCGTCGCCCGCAGCCGCGAAGTCGCACAGGTACTCGCGCGCGAACGCCGCCTCGGGCATGTCGCGCTTGAGGCGCTCGACCTCGTCGGCGTCGAGCGCATGCGTGTCGTACACGGTGTACCGAGCCCCGCGCCAATCGGGCAGCGCGGCTGCTCGGTGGAACAACTCGCTGAACAGGTTGATGCCGTTCGGCGTGCCGATGAACATCGCCCAGCCCTTGCGGTCGGATAGCGCGGGCTGCACGATCTCCTGCCATACCTCGGGCTTGATCTGCGCGACCTCGTCGATCACGCAGCCATCGAGGCGCACGCCGCGCATCGCGTCGGGGTTGTCGGCGCCGAACAGGCGGATGGTCGCGCCGTTGTGCCGCATCGTCACGATCAGGTCGGCCTCGTTGTACACGACGGCCCCAGCCGATTCGAGCGGGCGCAGCCGATGCTTGAGCCGAGCCCACGCGATCGCCTTCGCCTGGCGCTGCAACGGCGCGATGTACACGAACAGCCCGAGCGGCAGCGCGCAACGCAGCGCCTTGTCGATCAGTTCCATCAGCGCGAGTTCGGTCTTGCCTGCTCGGCGGTGCAGCGCGAGCACGGTGAAACGCGCGCGCGCGCGGTGGCATTCGCGTTGCCACTCGCGCGGCCTGTAGTCGAGCGTGATTGCCTGCGAAGCCGTCACGCGTCAGGCACGCCCGTGGTCACGTTGATGGCGACGCCGCCCGCGTGATCGACGGCGACGCGGTCGCCGTAGACCTTCGGCACGATCTTCGAGAGCAACCACTTGCGGGCATCGACGCGCAGGCGCTGGTGTTGCACGGCGGCAGAGTCAACGCGCCCGTCGGGCGACACGGCGGGCGACTCGTCGGCGAGCGCGAGCACCTCGGCCGACCAACGCTCGGCGCACAGTCGGCGCGCGCGCGCGTAGCGGTCTGCAAACCCTTCTCTATCATCAACAACCCACCCGCACACAGTCGAATGCGGCGGCATCCCAGGCGCTCGGCAGACGGACAGCAGCGACTCGCCCTCGGCGATGCGGATCAGGATCTCGTCTGCGACGGCGGGGTCGAACGTGACAGGCCGACCGCGCGGGCGCTTTGCCTGCGTGGTCGGCGGCTTCGGCTTCGGCTTGCGTGGCATGCGCGCAGTCTACGGCAGCGACGGCGCAGCGTACAGCCCGAACCAGCCGTTTGCCTCGGCTGCGTCGTTGACGGTCATCGAGGGGTCGGCGGCCACGATCGCGTCGCATGCGGTGCGTCGCGCGTCATCGCGTTCCGTCAGAGCCGCCGCCAAGGCCGCCTGCGCCTCTTGAACGATTCGGGAGGCCCGTCGGCGCTCCGACAGCAGCGACGCCTCCAGCGACCTCTGGCGGGCTTGAAACGCGAGGATGGTGCTTGTGGCTGCGCTCGGGTTCACGCGATCACCTCGGTCGGTGCTCGGCTCGGCGCTCGGGCGGGCACGAGCACGAGGTCGAGACCTGCGAGGCGTGCCATCTCGATGGCGGTTTCAAGCGACGGCATGCGCTGGCCTGTGACGGTGTCGGGGGCTGCGAGCAGGCATTCGGCGGTGTGTGCGGCGCACAGGTCGTGGGCTGCGCATGCGCGGACGAACGCGTATCGGCTGACGCCGTGCTCGGCGAGATGTGCGGTGACGGCTGCTTTCCAATCGGCTGGCGAGTTGAGTGTGGTGGACATATGTTCCTCTAGGGTACGCGGTGCGGGGTGTAGAAGCAACGCAGCCCCGATCGTGTCGGGGCTGCGTGGGGCGCGTGAGCACCCTGGCCGAGCGGGCATTGAGTCGTGTGCCCATTGCTCGGCGTGTTCGGGGTGAATCAGTTGTAGGTGCGGCGGTCGAACGCCTCGGCCCATTCCTCGATCAGCGGGGCGTCGCTGTAGTCGGACACGGTGTCGGTTTGACAAACGTCGCCGTCGTTGGGAAGCACCCACGCGGCGCCTGCGTTGTCGAGGCCCGACAGCATGGCGGACTGCGGGTTGCGGCGCTTGATGGTCAGCATGCAGACATCGCCGATCTCGGCGAGCGCGGCGAGGACGGCGGCAACGTCGTCGGTCGGCTCGATCACGATGCCCTCGCTGTTGTTCGAGAGGCTGAGCAGGCAGCCGCGGGCGACGGCGAACTTGCAAAGGCTTTCAACGGCGAACTTGGTCGCGCTCGGCGCGGCGGGATCGAACGCGGCGGGCGCGACCTCGGCGACGGGCTGCGCGGCGGCGGCCTCGGCTGCCTTGGTGGCAAGGACAAACACAAGGGTGAACACGGTCTGTTGAGAATCCGACCACTTCTTCGTCTCGCCGCAGACAAAGCAGTTGTGGCGGGCGGCAAAGTTTGCGACGAAGGTGCGCGCGCGGTCGCGTGCCTCGTCATTGTTACCCGCCCACTGGTCCTTCTGACGCTTGCCATCCACCCACACGCGCAGGTTGCTTGAATGACGGGTGCGGACGAAACTGACGGTAACGATGCGGGGGGTCGTGGTGTTCGACATGGTGTTCTACTCCTGCGGTTGGGTCGCACGACATGTGCGACGGACACACTGTACTCTTCGTTTGCGTAGGGTGCAAGTAGGTCGGGCAAGAATCTTGGAAAAAAGTTTCGGGCGGATCTTTAGTCCTGCTCGACGGGCATGCCCAGCATCCACAGCGGGATGCCGTCGAGCGCCTGGATGTCGCCGCGCTCCTCGCGCTCGGCGCGGTCGGCCTCGACCATCTGGCGGTCGAGTTGCACGGCGACGGCGCCGAGCATGCTGTCTTCCTTTGCGTACGCTCGGGCGACGGCGACGGCGCGGCGGCGCTCGGCGACATCGACGCGGTCCTCGATCTCTCGGCGACGGGCGCCGATCGCGTACGCGAGCGCGTTGGCCTCGGCGGCGGTGAGCGTGATCGTGATCATCGGCCGTACCCCCGATGCACCAGGCCGTTGTCCGAGCGGTACACGGCGGCGGCATCGACGGCGATGCGGGTGAGATCGGCAAGCACGTCGGTCGGCAGGCCGTCGATGTCGCGCTCGTCGCATTCGTGCAACGTGCCGTCGGCCTGCTCGATCGTGACGGCGTCGCACGCGACGCCGTCGCTGTCCGCAGACCATTCCATCGAAAGCGACGAGCCGAAGCCGTAGCGCGCGAACAGCGCGGGGGATTTCGCGTGCGTGACCTTGTAGTCGCCGATGTAACCGTGAATCTGGCTGGACATTGCTCTGCTCCTGTGTAGGTGTTCTCATGGGCGACGGTCGCCCGCACGGCGCGCGCCGTAGCGCGCGCCTAGCGGGTGATCGTCAGCAGCGGATTCCCTCGATGGCCTGCACGGGCTGCGCCGCCAGCGTGAACACCCACTGCGTGATGCCTGTGCGCGGCATCACGACGCGCGCGACTCCGATCACCCACAGGTTGCGCTCCTGCGCGAACGCGCGGACTGCATGCACGGCCTGCTCGTCACGATTGAACTCGAAGTCGCGCTCCGAGCGGTAGGCCTTGCCTTCACACTTGAGCACGCAGTGGGTGCCGTGGGTGTTGGTGACGCGGGTGAAATGAACGGTCGCGATCGTCGTTGCCAGCATGGTGTTCTACTCCTGCGGTTGGGGTGTCTGAGTCGGACGCGTGTCCGATGCGAGGACTCTACTCTGTATCGGTGTAGGGTGCAACCCCTCTGCACAAGATTCTGAAAAAAGATCGCGGCACCCTCTCGGGCACCGCGATCGTCGGAGTCAGGCAGGCTGGCGGGCGTCGCGGATGCAGGCGCGGATGACTCCCGCCCATACGTCCATCGAGGACTGCGTGGTCGGGCGCTGCAACATCGTTCGGCCGACCTCGATCGCGGTGCGCAGGTGCACGCCGTGCGGTTGCGGAACGTGATGCGCCGCGGCGAGCGCGTCTCGGAGTTTCGATTCTGTGGTGTTGTGTGCGTGCATGGTCAGACCAGGTAGATGACGATGCCGAGGATGGCGGCGAACGTCAGGGCGCCGCCGACGAGGTCGGCCGTGGTCGGCTCGGGCGGGTTGCGATTGCTCACGCGCCACCTCCCGTGCCGCCGAGCCCCGCAGGGCTCAGGCTCGGCCAGCGGCGCCGCTCCTCGGCGGCGCGGTGCGGCGCGAACGCGTTGTCGAGCGTCGCGAAATGCAGGCGGGCGGCGCGCGGATCGAGCACGCAGCATTCATCGGCGAACGCGATCAGCGCCTGCGCGCCGTGGAACAGGCGCAGGTTGTAGTCGTAGTTGTTCGGCGACGGGAACGACTTGAGGATCTCCTCGCGGTAGGTTTCGATGCGGGCCAGCAGGGCGTTGCCGATGTTGCGATTGGATTCGGTGGTGCTCATGGGGTTTCTCCTGGGGTTTGGGGTTAGCGGTTGTCGGACAAGCAGCAGGCGCAGAACGCGAATTGGCCGTCGTCGGCGTTGCCGACCTCGGTCAGCATGTCGCTCGGCATCGCGCCCTGGCAACCATCGCACTGCATCAGGTGCATGGCTTCGCCCTTTTCGGCGATCGCCATCTCGCGGTGCAACGCTTTCTTGTCGTCAAGGCTGATCACGTCGGCCTGCCAGACGACATCAATCGCGGCCTGAATCGCGGCGCGGCCCTCGATCGCCCACACCGTGCCCTTGCCAGGCCTGCGCTTCCACACGCGAGCGCCAAACTCGGAGATGCGGTTCGCGATGGACTCGATGGCTGCGGCGCGCTGGGTCGTGTTGTACTTGGTCTTGCACATGGTTCTACTCCTGTGTTTGCTGTCCGTCGGTCGATCACGCGATCGACCTGCGGGGACATTACACTGCATCGGCATAGGGTGCAAGGGGTCTGCACACATTTTGCAAAAAAGAACCCCGCCGCGCAGCCGAGGCCGCGCGACGGGGCGGAGTAGAATCGAATCAGCGGATGTCGAGCCGCACGCCGCGCTGCCCGAGCGCGGCGCCAGGCACGGCCGTGCCCTGCTCCAACGCGGTGCGGATTGCGTCGCGGTCGAGCCGCTCGGAGTATACGGGCACGCGGTAGTCGGGCGGCAACGCGGCCTCGTCGTGAATCACGAGCGGCGCCTTGCCGCCGTTCGCGCGCACGCTCAGACGGAACCGCTCGGTGTCCACCTTCTGCTTGCCCGTCGCGACCATCGCGTCCATCAGCACGCGAGACAGGCGCGACGCAAGCGCCTCGTCGGATTCGGCGAGCGCGACCATCCGCTTGGCCTCGGCTCGGCGCGCCTCGGCTCGGACCTCAGCCGTGCGGATCAGCGCGGCGTACGCGTCAGCCTTGCTGTCGAACGCCTCGGTGAGGGCGAGCGTGTGCTCGGCAAGCGCGGCCTCGGTGGCTGGGTCGAGGTTGCCCGCGCTGTCGGCGCACGCATCGAGCAGAATCATCAATTCGTTTTGGATTGCGTAGAGACTCATGGTATGGTGCTCCGATCTCAGAATGCGACGCCGTCGTCAGACGGCTGCGCGGGTGCGGGCTCGATGGTCACGGCGCGGAAGAACTGCCCCTTGGCGTCCCAATCCCACGCGAGTTCACGACGCGCGCCGACGGCGAGCGAGCCCGCCATGTCCGACGCCACCGCGACCCAGTTGCGGACGCCCGCGCTGTCGGCAAACAGCACCGCCGTCTGCCCGTTGTCGCGGGGCACGATCTTGACTACAGAGACAACGTCCGACCCTTGGAACGACCACCCCGCAGAGGCGGGCGCTTCAGTCGTCGGCACGGTCTGAACGACAGCAGGAGCAGAGGGCGCCGCGGCGGGCTTTGATGTCGGCGAAAACAACTCGGCAACTTCCGACTTGCGTGCCGTCGGGATTTCCGCAGGGCCGTCGGCCTGCGCCATCTCCTCGGTGGTGTAGAGCCCGCTCAACTCCGCAGGGAAAGCCTTGCGCAGCGCCAAGGCTTCCGCGCACTTGGCGATCATCACGGCTGGCATGCGCGCCCACATCGGCGACAGCCCGCCGTCGCGGTTGCGCTGCGCGTACTCGTTGAACAGGGCGACGCCGTACAGCGGGGCGTCAAAGCCGCGGCGCAGGACGCCGACCTTCGCCGCGGTCGGCGGCTCGGGCGACAGCCACACGTCGCGCCACACGCCGTCGGCGCCGCACCAGTACGGGCCGTCTTGACCCGCGTACTCGTTGCTGCGCTGCGCGGTCAGGCGCGCGCCGTCGATCGAGATTTGGGTCTGCATGATCTCGCGCTTCTCGCGCGAGTCCCAGCGGCGGATGGCGTAGATTTGCCGCGCGAACGGGTCGAGCCCCGTGCGGTTGCAGATTTGAATGAAGAGGCTGAGTTCGTCGTTGCTGCATCCCTTCGCGATGGTGCGCGCGATGAGATCCACCTGATCCTGGCCGAACCGACTGAGCGATTGGGCGGGCGACGAGACAGTAAGGGCGGTGCTTTCCAAGGCGTTCTACTCCTAGTTGAGCCAACCACAATCGGTTGGCTCGAACAAGTTACCTGCGGATTCGTAGGCTGTCAAGGCGTCGGTGCAAAGGAAACCGAAATCAATGCGCCTTCGTTCGCGGGATCGTCGGCCCATACGCGTTGCGCGAACAGCAGGCAGACCTGCCGATCGTCGCGGTAGGCGATGCCCGTGAGCGCGTCAAGCACGGCGCGCGCGCCCTTGTCGATGTCGATCCGCCCAGGGTAGATCGGCAGCCCGCTGCGCAGGCCGCCCTTGCTGTTGTAGTGGTTGGCTGGTCGGGCTAGGCGAATGGTGATCCGCACCTCGATGTCGCCGTCTCGGGGCACGCACCCCGCCTCGGCGGCAGCGGCGGCGACGGCTGCGCGCCACGGCTTGACGCGCTTCGATTGCTCGATGAGCAGGGTGCGGGACCCGCACCGAATCGCGCGCTTCGAGCCCTGCGCGGCTGGCGTGCCGCGCACGTCGATGACGTACGCCCGCACTAGTCGCCTTCCTTGGCATGATTGCCGAGCGACTGGCGGGCGATGATGTCGCCGACCTTGCGCGCGATGATCTGCCGTCCTGCTAGTTGCAGTTCGGCGTACGCCTCGGCAGCCTGGCGCAACTGCTCGCGGAGTTCCTCGATCGTGGCCGCAGCCTCGGCGATGTCGCCCGCCTCGTCGGCCAGCAGCGGCATCGCGATGTTGCGCAGGCGGACGACGATGTCGGGTCGGTCGCTCATTCGAGTTCTCCATCGAGAGTCGCGTCGGTTCTCTCGCGCGGTTGCGGAATGTTAGCCACCGCGCGCAGATGCCGTTCGGCGACGCGCAGTTTCTCCATCGCCTCGGCCGTCGGCACGTCGATGTTCAGCCATTCCTGATCGACGCGCGACCAGTTCGCGATCGCATCGCGCAGGCGCGTGATCTCGTTGAGCGTGCGCTGGTCGTGCGCACACCCTCCGCAGGGTTGGTTTGCTTTGCTCTCACATCCGCAATCATCAAGCCTTGCACGAAGAACGGTCACGATGTCGATGTTGCTATGCATGACGTTGTCCTTGTTCCCATGCGTCAATCCTTTGCCCAATCCACTCCATGCAGTTCACGGCCATTGAGTTGCCGAGCGCCTTGTAGCGTGGCCCGTCAGGGCATTGGTCGGCTGGCTTCTTGCGCCACGGGATCAGCGTGTAGTCGTCGGGGAACGCCTGTAGCCGCTCGCACTCGCGCGGGGTGAGGCGGCGCAAGGCCATGGTCGCAGCATGGACAGCCGCGACCTGCTGCGTCACCTCTGCCGACTGCGGCGACCGCGACGGGTCGTTCGATGCGGTGAGGGAGGGCGCAACAGGAATGATCGGCGTGCCGCGCCCTGTGCCGTCTTCGCTTGCGTCGAATCCTTCGCCGCGCAGGGCGTGGGCAACGGCAATCTGCCCGCCCCCATTCGCGTGCGAACCATCATGCGGCATCGCGCGCAAGGTCGGCGCAACCGTTCCCGCGTCTGCGCCGTGATCCTTGCACGAGAATGCGACGGCTGGCGTCTGACACCGCTGCAACGGCCCCGTGCCTTCGACCGTGATCCCGAGTCCCTCGTTGGCGTTGCCGTAGCCGCCCGCGTTCTGCCAGTTGAAGCCGATTGCCTGCATCACCGTCGGCCCCGTTGCGCATGCGCTACCGCTCGCCTTGGTCATCGTTGCAACGACATCGCCAGTGATCGCGTGGTTGTACATGTCGGTGCCATACGCCACCGCGTGAACATCGTTCCCGCTTGGCGCGCACAGCGTCGGACTTACCGTTCCATCTCCGATGTTGGCGCTTCCCTTGCAAGCCTGCATGTCGATGGTCGCCATCGGAACCTGCGCGCGCTTCGACTTGCGGAAGGGGACGGGCTGCATCGCCGCTAGATTCGCCGCCCTGCCGCCGCCCCCCGCGCGGAGCGTGCCCGCCGCGTCGCCCTCCGTGTAGCCGCTGATCGAACCCGCGCGGAACAAGGTCAGCACCGCGCCCAGGTTGTCCTTGTCTGGCATCCGCTGCGCGCCGTTGGCGTTCTGCTTGGTCAGGGTCGCGGCGCAGTCGCTTCCGTCCCACCACTGCCCTGCGCGAGCGCCATCCGCAGCATCGGCGGCAGCGCCTTGCCCCTTCGCTCGGCGCGGCGCAGAATCCCGCTGCACGCTTTCGCGCTCAAAGAGTATTTCGGCTGGAGCGGTCCAGTCTCCAAGACATCCGACAACAAAGACACGTCGCCTGCGCTGCGGGACGGCGCGGGGATGCCGTTGTGTTCGCACCCATTGAGCGTCCAAGACGCGGTAGGCCCACCCATACCCCAATTCTCCCAGCGCCCCGAGGAAGGAACCAAAATCCCGTCCGCCGTTTGATGACAGGACACCTGGGACATTTTCCCAGACAACCCATCGAGGCCGTAAACGCCGAGCGATCTCAAGGTAGGTAAGCATGAGTCCTCCGCGTGGGTCGCTGAGTCCTTTGCGGAGTCCTGCAACGCTGAAGGACTGGCAAGGGGTTCCACCGACGAGAAGATCAATGTCTCCTGCGTAAATAGGCCAAGTTGCATGTTGGGTCATGTCTCCAAGATTGGGCACGTTGGGATAGTGATGCGCGAGTACAGCAGACGGGAACGGCTCGATTTCGCTGAACGCTACGGGCGTCCATCCAAGCGGATGCCATGCAACTGTTGCGGCCTCAATTCCAGAGCAAATGCTGAGATATTTCATGGTCATTCCGTTTTGTCGTTGTCAAAGCAGTCCCATCCGCGATGGTTTGCAAACTCGACAGCGGTCTGCGCACCAAGACAAACGCTTGGACGCAAAGCGCAAACCTCGCGCCGCGCCGCGTCGCGCTCGGTGCGCATCCGCTCGACCTCTGCGGTCGTGTTGAAGTTGTCGATGTTCGCGAGCCGCAGTTGTTCGCGCAGCCGATCGATCTCGTCTGCGGCTTCGGTAATGATCGTCTTTGGTCCAACCTGATCGTAACGGCGCAGCCGCTCCACGAAGTCATCGCTTTGCATTGCGAGCCGCCTTTCGATCGCGCAGGTAGCGCAGCGCGGTGAGGCTCATGCGGATCACCGCGGTGCGACTGACGCGGAAACCAAGCGTCGCGCTGTATTCCTCCGCAAGCGCGGAGATGTCGGCGTGCATTGCGTGGTCCACCGCGACCGCCCAGTTCTGCCGCTTGCCCTTGGTCTTCTTAGCCATGGGATCTCCTCTCGTGGTCGCGGAGTTTCTGCTGCACGAGCGCGCGCTCGGCATGGTCTGCCGCCTCGCGGATCCATTGAATCGCGCGACGTTCGTCCTCGCTGCGGGGCAGGTAGTTGCCCGCAATCGAGAGCAGGCCATCGCGCACAACGGACGTGAACGACGGCTTGCGGATCACGCTGAACGTCAAGCCCTTCACGCTCGGAGGTTTCGGCGTGCCCTTGCTTGCGTGATGAAACGACCAAGGGTGAGCCTTGCCTGGCTTGTTAACGCTCATGCCTTCCTCTTTCGCTTGGCGCTGCGCGCGGTGCGCTTGAGTTGCGACAGGTCGATCAGCCCCGCGGTCACAAGGTTGTAGCCGTGCGTGCCGTCGTCGCGGCGCTGGCTCTCGACCTCGATCCCGTACAGAGCGTGCGCGCGCGCGAGCACGGCCGACACGTTTCTGATCGTGCACTTCCAACGCTTCGCGAGCACGATGCGGTTCGGCTGCACGCCCGAGTCGGCGAGCAGCACGAGGTCGCACGCGTGGTGCCACAGTTTCAACGACGCTTTCACGCTGCCCCCAGGTTGAACGAGAACAGCGACTCGGGCATGGCGACCTTCCACACGCGGGCGGATCGACCCGAGCGCGTCGGGCGAGCGCCGTCGGCGACGATGCGGCCGTCGCGCATCAACTTGTTGACGGCGGCGCTGCACGTCTGATGCGTGAGGTCGAGCCTCGTTTCAAGTTCGTCGCAGGTCGCGGGGCTGCTGAGGATCGAATCGAACACGCGCGCGCCGATGCCTGACAGCGCGGGCTGGATCTCGTGCCACGCTGCGTCCTGCGTGTTCCATCTTGTGCGCTGCGATCGGGTGCGGCGCGGTTCGTTGCCGTCTGCTGAGTGTCTCATGGTCTTGCTCCTTGTGCGCGTAGGATACATATCGGAATGCTAGGGTGCAAGGTGTATTGCACTTGACTTGGAAAAATCACCGCCTACAATGGCTGCATCTTTTCCCCCATGCAGACCGCGCGCGGCCCGATCGCGCGCGGTTTGTTTATGGGCAAAAATAAAACCGCCGCAGGGCGGGTGCGCCTGCGGCGGGGGCTCTTGCGCGAACCGCGCTGAACGCGTATCGTGCAGGTTGCAAGACCCGAGCGTTCGCAGTCTAACGCAACAAGCGGTGCGCCGCAAGACTGTCGGAGTTCTCCACGCCGCTGTAGGTGGAGAGTGGTTTAGTCGTGCGTCTTGACCCTAGCGCACGCCGCGGATTCCTCCGCGCGCTCTCCCGATGCAGAGGCGGCTGGCACCACCCAGCGAAATGGTGAAAGCATCGGCAAAGGGAAACCTCGTGCGGCTCCGATCGGGCTGAACACATGGCCCTGCTTTCGCAGGGTCATGGTCTTCCTGCTGCTCACCAAACGAACTGCGGAGCAGGCCGACGACGACGATCTTGGAAAATCTTCTCAAGACGACTTGCACTCTGCGCCGATGTAGGGTAGACTACGCAGGTCGGGCATGTCGCTCGACCACAACCAACGGAGTAGAACATGGCCAAGAACAACCGTCAGATCGCCGAACTCACCGCCGACTACCGCTCGATCGCCGACCCGCTTCGAGACTTCGCCGAATCGAATGTCGCGCTCGCCAACCTGCTTGCTCGGGCCGACGCGCTCGCCGACAGCGACCCGCTTCAAGCAGCCCTCGAAGGCGGCGAACCGATCGAGCGCCTGCACCGCGCGCTTCGGTCGTGCATCATCTTCTCGGTCGAGATCCAGGCGATCAGCGTCGAGACGGCGGAACTGCTGCACAGCCTTCGTGCTAGCGCGCGGCTGCGCGCGTACGCAATGATGCGTGAAGTCTCGTCTGCGAAGGTGCAGCAGGCAGCGCGCAGCGGCAAGTACGGCGCGCCTGTCCTCAGCGACCTGATGAAGTGATCGAACGACGACAAACCCGCGGGGCGCACGGCATGCAGCGTGCGCCCCGCTTTCGTTTGTCAGAGCCCGCAACGGTCGCGCAAGTACTCGCGCAGGCGCTGGGCGTCCTCGCCGTCGATCTTCTCGACGGTGCGGTCGTCGGTGAACTTGACGATGGCGTGCTCCGCAAAGAACGAGATTCTCTCGACGCGGTGCAGCGGGACGAACACCTGCTCGGAAAGTGGGATCATCATGGCGTGCTCACTTGTCTACGAACGACGGGCTGACGACGTACCAACCCTCGGGAATCGCCACGGCATTCTGCGACAGTTGCCACTCGCCATCGACCATCGCGTACACGCGCGCCTTAGCCGACGGGCCGATCCGAATCGGACTGCCCTCCGACACGAGTACCGTTCGCCCGCACCCACTCGCGAATGCGATCACCAGCGCGGTGAAGCCGATCGGGATCAGGTAGCGCATCAATGGCCACGCGCCCACGCTCCACGCGGCCAGCGAGGTAATCCACGAGCGCAAGCGCGATGGCAGCGATGATGCGGTCGAGCATCGTTCCTCCATGAAGTCGTCGTAGTCGGCGCCAACCATGTCAACGCTTCACGATCGAGCGCGACACCGTGTAGCCAAGCGTGGTCAGTACGGTCGCCGCAAGGCCGAGCACCTTCTCGCCGCCGCTCTCGGCAGGGAACACGCCCGACGCAAACAGGGCGCCGACGATGAGCGCACCCATCGACAGCCAGAACTCCGAAGTCTTGTAGCCAGGCTTCACGCTATCCATTGTTGCTCTCCTCTGCCCGCTCAAGGCGGGCGATGCGAGTCTCGAACGCAGCGACCTGCACACGCAGTTCAGCGATCAAGACTTCAAGTTTGGTCATCTTGTTGACCACGATCATGGTCGTGCTGACGATGGTAGCGATGATGGTCAGGGCGGCTGCGACGGCCTCGATGCTCATGGGGTTGATTCCTGTGCCGCAAGTTTATGCGGTTTCTTGAACGGCTCAACCGCCGCCGTAGATCATTTCGTCATGCCGCCCTCGTGCCCGATCCGCACGTTCACGCTCGCGGTGTAGTTTGCCGTCTTGCAACCTATGCGGATCAAGGCGCCCTCGCACTCGAAGCCGTACTCCTCGGCAGTGACCTGCCACTGCTTCAGGTCGCGCCACGTCGCGCCCGAATCGAACGACCGCTGCACGGTGACCGTAGAGCCGCCTAGGCTGCCCGTGGCGCCCGAGGGCAGCCAGACCGACACGTTGTACCACCCGACGATCTGAAGCGGCGTGGTGAACGTATTGGCCGCGGTAATGGTTGCCTGCGAATTGACTGCCATGAGCGCCTCAAACGGGTTGGATGATCTCGACCTGGATGACGGCTAGAACGACGTTGCCGTCGGACACGTTGCGAATCGTAAACGGTGACTGCGGTGCGCCCTGATCCAATCCGTCGATGAAGGTGAACCGCATGTACCAACCAGGCTGCATGAAGAACGTCGTGATGCCGTTACCCCCCACGCCCGCAGGGGTGGCGGGAATGGTGGTGTACTGCCCTACACCCGTGCCAGCCCCGTACGAAATCGACACCGTGTAGTCGGAGTTGTACGAGTTCTCGAACGACAGCAGCACGCCCCACTCGAATCCGAGCGTGCGCACCCACTCGGTCGAGCCAAGCGACACGAACAGGTACGGGGTCAGGAACGATAGAGACGGCGTGACCGTCGTCTTGTAGGGCACGAAGCACGAGTCGATGCATGACCTGATCGCCGTCGTCGGCGTCGTCTTGATCACGCTGCCCGAGTTGTGCCCGATTCGGATCAAGTGGCAACCTCGATGGCGAACATCGTCGAACGCGACGATGAGCGGCTGAACTCGCAGACCGTTGCGCTGGTCTTTGCGTGCAGCGTGTACGTCGTCGCGGACGTGGTGGCAGGCGCATCGGACGCAAGCATCATCACGTTGGCTTTCACCGACGGAGTAGTTCCCGTTTGAGTGAGAATGCCAAGATGCTCGCCGACATCGAGCGTTCCAGCCGTGCGCACAAACTTTGCGTCGATGACCGCACCAGAGGTTGCGTTGTAGAACGACGCCGACGCGATCAGGTAGATCGTGCTCGTGCTGCGCTTTGGCGTGATCGTGACGGCAAGCGATGTCGCACCGTAGGAAGTCGTCAACGCGTAGGTCGTGGTCGTGCTGGCAGACACGACCTGAAGCACAGACCCCGACGCCATCGCCGCGGACACTAGGGCATTGGTGACGGACAGCGTTGCCGCCGTCACGGTGCCGCTCACGTTGGCCGACCCGACGACATCAAGCGCCGCCGACGGAGACGCAGTGCCGATGCCGAGCCGACCCGTTGCGCCGAGCAGGCGCATGCGCTCGGTCGTGTTGTCGTAGAACACGAGGTCGCGCGCCACGTTGCTGCCGCCGTTGTTGGCCGTCAGTTCCACGTTGCCAGGGAACGACACGCCTGGGGTGTTCGTGCCCGTCGCCCCCATCGGCACGCCGCTCGCGTCAAACGCAAGGTACTTGTTCGCGCGGTTGGCGATGCTCGGCAGAGTCAGGTTCGTGCTCACGCCGTCGGAGATCGGAGTCACGAGCCCGCGTGCGTTGAGGTTGCTGACCTGTTGGATCTGAATGGTCGAGCGGTCGAACGAATCGTTGATGACATCGGGGTAGAAGCCGCCTTGGTTCGACAGGTCGGTCGGCTGTAGGTTCGGAACGGCCGACGAGATCGTGAGTTTCACGGTCGAGGCAGGCGCGACGTAGAACACGATGTTGCCGCCTGGGTTGTAGTTCTGATCGGCGTTCAACGACACGGTGTAGTCGGTGTTCAACGTCAGCAGCGTGTCCACGCCCGTGGCGATCACGGTCGAGTACACGACGAGGTCGGTCGTCTGGAACACCTTGAACGCAAACGGGAACGTCAGGGTCACGCCGTTGCCGTTGGCCTGCGAGTATCGGGTTGTGCTGCTGATGGTCATGGTGGTGCCTTTGTGTGGTTACTTGCTAGCGGGGCTCGCCGAGCCCGTGATGAGCCCGCGGATGTAGTCGAGGTCGTCGGTCGGTCGGATCTTCTTGTTCTCAACGTCCATCTCGTATCCGATCGTCTTTCCGACGGGAGTCAGCGGGATGCCCGTGTACAGGCTGATGAGCGAGAGAACGTCCTTGATGTTCTTGCCCGTGATCTTCTTGCCAGCGACGCCCTTGTAGGTTGTATCGACGCTGCCGAGCACGGCTCCTTCAAGCGCGCTGAGGCTCGGGCTGACGTTGATGTGCTCCTTGGCTGGGATCACCGATTCACCGACGGCCTTGGCGATCGCCGCCTCGCCGACGCCCTGAACCTGCGCGCCGAACGGAACCATTCCGATGCCTCCGCTGAAGTACGAGCCGAACAGGACTCCGAGCATGTGCGCTGCCATCGAGTCGTCGTCGTCAAGGTTCCATCCGCCGCTGATCAGGTCGTTCCAGATTCCGAAGATGATCATCGGAGCGGCGTACGCGAGGATGTGCGCCTTCACCAATCGGCCTGCGCCCTTGCGGATACCCATGTCGCGGATGATCTTTCCGTACTCGTCCGCGTTGAGATTCGCCAGCGTGTTGAGGTAGGTGGTGAACTGCGTGATCGTTCGGTAGAACGGAGTGCCTTGCTCGAACGCAGACACGTCCTCGGGATGCATCGAGCCCTGCGTGAGTCGGACGGCTGCATCTGCGCGAGACACGGCTTCTCGCTGCGCATCCTTGTCGTTGACGCCTGCACCGATCTCCGCCATCGCCTGGTTGAACGCGCCGAGCCACGTCACGATGTCCATCTGATTGTGGAGCGCCGTGTTGAGGATCATGCCGTGCGCACGGAAGAACGCCTGCGTCTTTCCGTACACCCCCCTGTCTCCAATCAGTTCTTCGAGACGCTCGCGCGTGTCGTTGATCTGGTTGTTCATGCGCTCGTCCATCATGGGCGACATGTCCGCGATCTCGGTCGCCACCTGATGCGGGTCGGAAAGATACTGCTTGAGCGCGGACGCCATCTCGTTCCTGTTGACCTTGAGGAACGATGTGGAGATTCCTCCGAAGTCGCCGATTTGCCGCAGGTTGAACGACATGTACATGAGGCTGGTGCGGGAACGCACCGTGCTCCAAAACCTGTCGATCTTCTCCGACCGCCCGCGCTCCACTGCGGAATGCTTTGCAGCGCGGTTGAGCCAAGGGATCAGCATCGCCTCGATGGCCGTCGGGTCGATCTTCGACAGCGTCGCCGAGAACTCCTTGTTGCGGAGAAGTTTCAGCACGTCCTTGATTGCAGGCTGAACGTGCGAGAAGCGGATCACGTCGTCAATGTGCTTGCCGATCAGGCGCAGGTCGAGGGCAAGAGCCTCGTTGTACTCGACGCGCGACTTGGTGAATCCGAGCCCCGTGCTCGGCATCACCTGGTTGAAGTTGCTTTCGAGCGCATCCATCTTGGCGTTGCGCTGCGCGTCCTTCACCATGAACGGATCGACCTTGGCAGGGACGTATCCGCCGCGATAGGCGCCGAACGGCGTATTGAGCGGCGTTGCCTCGACCTCCTTGAAGTAGAACCCGTACAAGTCGCGATGGGTCTTCTGCGCCATCGGCTTGAGTTCCTCGGTGAGATCCCACACGCCCTGGATGAAATCGAAATCCTTCTTCGTCAGCGTTCCTTCGGCAACCATGCGGTTGATGAACTTGGACCAACGCGACGAATCGAGATTGCCTTCGTCGTTGAGTTCACCCCACTTGCGGCCAAGCAGCAACTTGCGGAGGTTGCTGTCGTTGCCCATGTGCAGCATCGCGCCAAGCAGTTCGAGTTTGCCTTGTCCTCCGCTTCCCGCGCCGAACGTGTATCCGATCTCTGGCGCTGCAATCTTGCCCTTTGGCAACTCGACAGTCGCGCACAGTTCGGCGTATTTCGTCAGGTACTTGGTTCGATCGGCGCGGTATGCGTCGAGCGCATCGACCACAGGACGGAAGACATATTTGGTGAAAGGACCGCCGACGTTGCCAAGACCGTCAACGGCATCGCACCAATGCTCGACTCGTCGCATGATGTTCTTCACGCTGTTCAGCGTGCGCATCATGTGATCGCGACGAGTCGGAGCATGAGCCTGTCCAGGCAGCGTCTCGGGCACGCCGATCTCGGTCATCCTGCCGACAAGTTCCCCGACCGCTTGCTCGACGGCGATCTTCTGACCAGCGACGACGATCTGCTTGTCGCGCCGCGAGTCGTTCCACAACGCATCGACGGCATCCTTCAACGCTCGGAACTCGTTGACCGTCAGTTGTCGGTAGTCCTGCGCGCCCTTCGTCGTGCGCTCGATGATCGGCTCAAGGGCGGCGTAGAGTTCTGGATTGAAAGCCTGGATCTGCTTGGTGTATTCGCTCGGCGCCTTGTCGGAACGACCGAAGCCGAACGATGCAAGGATCGCGCGCGCAGCCATCACCATCTCGATGTCGCGCGACTTGCCGATCTTCGCGTCGGGACCAAAGAACTTGCGCATGTCCTTGACGGCTGCGCTGATCTCGTCCTTCACCTTGCCCGCCTCGGCGGCCAGTTGGTTCTGGAACAACTGCTGCTGCTTGGCGCGACGGGCAACCTCCTCGGGGGTACGGTCGCCGTACTTCGCCTTGTGCGCCTTCAGACGCTCTTCTGCGCGCGCCTGTGCTTCCGCGCCCGCCTTGTCGGCGGCAGCCGTCGCGGCGGCCTCGTCTAGTCCAGCCTCGATCGACTTGTTGTAGACGCGGGTACGCACGGTCCTGCCCGTCTTCTCGGGATCGACAGTCACGCCAGCCGTTCCCATCGCGTCGCGAGCCGCACGGGCCTCGGCGCTCACGAACTCGTTGACCTTGATGTCCTTGATCTTGCGGTTGTTGATGTGGTCGCGAGCAGCGTCGCGAGCCGCAGCGACCATCGTGGCAACGGGCTGCGTCGCCTTCGCGAGGTAGCGCAGTTCGACCGCGACGAACCGAGCGCGCGCCTCGTTGTGAAGCGCGGCGTTGACGGCGGCTTCCATCTTGTCGGGATCGTTGAGGTCGCCGTGCTCCTTCAGCACGCGAGCGTCGGTGCGCGCCTCGATCTCCTCCTTGGGCTTCCTTGCAGCCGCAAGCGCCTTGACGAACTCCTCGCCGCTGGCAAAGCCGAACATCTCGGCAACCACGTCGGGCGGAAGCCCTTCCTTTGAAAGCATGCCGTACTTGCCGTATCCGAGTTTCGCGCCAGCCTCGTCTCCGATGATTGCCTTCACAGCGCGCACATCGAGTTTCGCAGGCGTGTCAACGGGAACGCGCTCGCCGCTTTCGGACACGGTCACGCCGTACTTGAGGAAATCCATCGCGCGGTACACGGGCTCCGCACGCACTTCCTCTTCGACCTTGTCTCGGATGTCCTTGCGGATCGCGCGGTTCTTTGCCTGCATCTCGCGCATGACGCGTGACTGCGCGTTGCCAAGCCACTGCATCTGACGGATCGACGCTGCGGTCAGGTCGGTCACCGCGGCCTGATGCGCCTCCTCAAGCATTTGCTTGTACGCGGCCCATTCGGCGTCGGGCATTCCAGACTCCTCTTGGGTCTGGAACAT